AAACTGAAGAACCCGAAGCGTTCTGTCCTGAAGCCTGAGCCTTGGGAAGAAGTTGCTGAAGGTCAATACAAAGTTAAGTTCTCTTGGAATGAAGAAACTAAACCACCAGTCGTTGACACTGAAGGTACACACATCACGGACGAAAATACGCCCATGTATGGTGGTAGCACAGTTAAACTGGCGTTCTATCAGAAACCATACATCCTCAAGGATGGTGTCACTTACGGAACAAGCCTTAAACTGGTTGGTGTACAACTGGTGTCTGTCAAGGCAGGAGCTGGAGTAGACACTGGTGACATGAATGATGTTGATGTCGCTTCCTTGTTTGGCAAGACTGAAGGCTTTAAAGCTTCTGCCCCTAACGTTACCACCACTACCACCGAAGAGGACGACTTCTGATGATTGAACTGAACATTTTTAAAAACGAAGAGCTTGGTCTTTACCAATGTGACATGACTGCTAAGCTTCCACCTATCTCCGTAACTAAGTACAAGAAATCTCGTGATGACTTTCGTTATGAGATGCAACGTGCAGTTAATGAGATTGTGGATGAACTTATCGAACAAGCGTTGGAAGACGCATAATGGCATTCCGCTCCAAGCTTGAGGAGAAGGTTGCTGATTTACTTGTTGAGCTTGGAGTCAAGTATGAATACGAAACCACCAAAGTACCTTACGTTATTGAGCACGTTTACACTCCTGATTTTATTCTACCCAATGGTGTTGTGCTTGAATGCAAAGGTTACTGGGATTCTGATGATCGGAGAAAGATTAAGGCAGTTAAAACGCTCAATCCTGAACTAGATCTTCGTATGGTATTCCAAGCTCCTTTCAATACAATCAGCAAACGATCTAAAACTACATATGCTAAGTGGTGTGAACGCCATGACATACCGTGGACCTCATTCCAAAACATCCCACTCAAGTGGCTCATCTGAGTTTATCAGGCATGAGTCATGTGACAACTGCGGGTCATCTGATGCCAGCAGTGTTTACTCTGATGGGCACACTTATTGTTTCGTTTGCCATCACTACACACACGGTGATGGCGAACCTTCTTTACACATTCATCAACACAATCGTGTGCAAATACTAGGATCAGCCGAACGGCTGCATAAACGCAAGTTATCTGAAAAGACTTGCCAACGGTTTAAGATATACCGTGATGGTAACAAGCTACGCTTCTACTATCATGACTTAGCTGGCATCATACGTGGTGCTAAGATTAAAACAAAAGACAAGCAATTTACATACGAAGGTGAGTCGCCTGGTACCTTCTTTGGTCAACACCTTTGGCCAAGTACAGGTAAGCAAGTTGTCATTACAGAGGGTGAGCTTGATGCTGCTAGTTGTAGTGAGATCATGCCAACATGGCCAATGGTTAGCTTACCAACTGGTGCAGCAGGAGCCAAGAAAGCTATTCAAAAGAATCTTGAATGGCTACAAGGATATGAGAAGATTATCCTGTTTTTCGACAACGACGCTGCAGGGCGTCAGGCAACGCAAGATGCAGCAGCAGTGCTACCACCCGGCAAGGTGTTCATCGCAGCCCTTCAGGGCGATTACAAGGACGCCTCAGACGCTTTGTCTGCAGGGGATAGCGATGCCCTTGGTCGTGCTATCTGGGATGCTCGTGAGTACAGACCTGACGGCATCATCGATGGCAAGACACTACTAGAACTTGTTACAACACCATCACCAGCAGCAGATCATGACTACCCATTTCAAGGATTACAATCAAAGCTTCACGGGATCAGGTATGGAGAGCTTGTCACAATCACTGCAGGATCTGGTATCGGTAAATCCAGCTTCTGTCGTGAACTTGCAACTCACCTTCTTGACAAGGGGGAGCGGGTCGGTTATTTGGCGTTGGAAGAATCCAACCGTCGTACAGCCCTAGGACTTATGTCTGCCCATGTGGGCAAATCACTACACCTTGGAGAACATGACAGGCAAACACTCACCGAAGCTTACGAAGATACTCTCGCAAAGTGGGATTTGTATTTGTTTGACGGCTTTGGCAGCTTTGACCCTGACATTATTTACAACCGAATCGAATACCTTGCAGCCGGGCTTGACACGAAAGTCATCTTCCTTGATCACCTTTCCATCCTCCTTAGTGGACTAGATGGTGATGAGCGGCGCATGATTGACACTACAATGACACGCTTGCGTTCACTTGTTGAACGAACAGGCATCGCATTGTTCCTTGTGTCGCACCTCAAACGTACATCATCGGATCAAAACCATGAAGAAGGAGCCCGTGTTACCCTCGGCCAGCTTAGAGGAAGTGCGGCGATCGCTCAACTTAGCGATGCAGTTATTGGACTCGAACGAGATCAGCAGGGTGGAACTAAACACTCTGATACAACTGTTAGAGTTCTCAAGAACCGCTACTCTGGCGAAACAGGGGTTGCTTGCCAACTAAGTTATGATTTATCCACTTGTAAATTCAATGAAACTCAATACAAACCAGAGTTCGATGCAACAACAGACTTCTGAACTCAAGCGACCCAATCCACCTACACCTGAAGCAGTTGAAAAAGCGCAGCTTGTCGACAAGACCTACCGCTGGAATGGTCGCTAAACTTATTTTACTTGACGGCTTTATCTTAATTACTAATATGTTCATATGTGCTGGTGTTGTTCGACATTGGAACGATGCTAATCTTTGACATAGAAACAAACGGCTTACTTTACAATGTTACTACCGTCCATTGCTTGGTCATTCATGACACAGAAGCGGATAAGACAATGGTCTTCAATGATGAAGGCAACTCTGACCCAATTGTCCGCGGCGTTCAACTTCTCGAAGATGCTGATCTTGTTTGCGGTCATAACATTATTGGGTACGATCTGCCTGTTCTTCGGAAGCTCTATGGCTGGTTTAGACGTGCTGGTGATTGCTTGGATACTCTTCTGCTTAGCCGTCTATATCACCCGAACCTAATCGACATTGACAAGCAAAAGACTTGGGAGGGTATGCCCCTTAAGCTATACGGATCACACAGCCTGGAGGCTTATGGATACAGATTAAACGAACACAAAGGTGAGTATGGTAAGACATCTGACTGGAGTGAATGGTCTTCTGAAATGCAAGATTACTGTGTGCAAGATGTTAAAGTTACCACCAAACTATGCGAGCACTTCCGCCCATACCTAGCTGGGTTGCGCTAGAACAAGAAGCAGCCTTTATCCTACAACAACAGGAGCAACATGGATGGTATTTTAATGAGAGAGCTGCATGGCAGCTTACACAGACTCTCCAAAAAGAATTGGAAGAGACTCATGAAGTATTACGAAAAAGGCACCCTTTCGTCAAAGGCGAGGAAAAAACTCCTAAAAGAAATAACAAAACACAAGGCTATGTTCTTGGCGCAACATTCACACGACTAAAAGAATTTAACCCTACATCACGTGATCATATAGCATGGATTCTAGAGACCTTTTATGGCTGGGAACCGACCCAGCGGACAGCAACTGGGAAGCCTATTATCGACGAACCAGTTCTGAAAGAGATTGGGTCAGAGATTTCTACGATGTTGTTGAGATGTTTGACGGTAACCAAAATGCTTGGTCTCCTCTCTCAAGGCACGAACGCTTGGCTCAAGCTTGTTACGAGTGAACAGAGGATACATCACCACTGTTCCGTCGCGACCTCCACCTTCAGGTGTGCGCACCGTAACCCCAACCTTGCCCAAGTGCCAAGCGACAGTAGATTTAGAGAGCTTTTCTTACCAAGTCCGAATCAAGTTATGGTCGGGGCTGATCTTGCTGGGATTGAGCTTCGGATGCTTAGCCATTTTCTCGCTCGTTATGACAACGGACGCTATGCCGACATCCTCCTCAACGGAGACATCCACCAAGTAAATGCTGATAAGATTGGTATCAGTAGAAAGTTAGTTAAAACAGTTACCTATGCATTTTTGTATGGTGCTGGTGACGAAAAAATCGGACACAGTTATGACAAACTTCTTTCATCCAAAGACGCCAAGAAAAAGGGAAAGGAGATCAGGCAAGCCTATATTGAGGCGATTGATGGACTCGATAAACTCTTGGAGGCAATTAAGAAAGCTTCAGAACGTGGATTTATCAAAGCTCTCGATGGTAGAAAAATTATCGTGGATTCACCGCATAAAGCGTTAAACTACTGCCTTCAAGGTAACTCTGCTATACTGGCTAAGCGGTGGATGGTAATCAATCAAAACAATTTAAAACTATTAAACCTATGCTGCAGCCAGCTAGCCTTTGTACATGACGAGTTACAGTTTGAATGCTCACCCGAGCACGCACAAGATCTATGTTCATCCTTGGTATATTCAGCTAAAGAAGCTGGAGAATACTACAACCTCAGAGTCGAAATCGACGCTGAAGCAACCACCGGAAACAACTGGAGTGAAACCCACTAATGCGTAGCAAATCAATGATGGGACAGGTTCATAAAGAACCGTTCAAATCAAAGAAAACAAAACAAGGAACCGGACGGCACAGTAAGCCGAAGGCAAATAAAAAAGCATACAGAGGACAAGGAAGGTGAAGCTACTTGTAGATGCGGATTATGTCGTCTACAAATGCTGTGCCGGTGCTGAAACAGAAGTTGATTGGGGTGATGATGTAATCCTAGTCACTAGTAAATTTAGTGATGCATACGCATGTGTGAAACGCGAGCTTAAAAAGATCGCTAGTAATTTCATGTGGGATGTACCACAAATTATTTTGTTCTTTAGTGATAGTACAAACTTTCGTAAAAAAATCCAACCCGACTATAAAGGACATCGCCAACGCAAGAAACCATGTGGTTACAAGCGTGTAATAAACGAACTCAAGACTGAGTACGAAGTTATTGTGATGCCTTCACTTGAGGCTGACGACGCCTTAGGTATTTATGCAACAGCTAATCCTGGTAACATTATCTGCTCACCTGATAAGGATATGCGGCAGATCCCTGGCAAGTTGTTCGACATGAAAGAATTGATGAATGTGGAACAAACCGAAGGAGAACGCTGGCATCTTGTCCAAACACTAGCAGGAGATCAAACAGATGGCTACTCAGGGGTACCCGGTATTGGTATTAAACGTGCCATTGGACTCTTTGAAGAAAAGGGGTACAGCTGGAAAACCGTGGTGGAAGCGTTTGCTGAGAAAGATCTTTCAGAAGAAGTCGCGCTCGAAAACGCAAGACTTGCTAGAATACTTACAGCAGCAGATTATGACTTCACCAACAAGCAACCAATTCTCTGGTCCCCCGCCAGTGATTATAGAGTTGACAATGGAACAGGATCTAAAGATGCGTCAGATTAAAGACGCACTAGAGAAACCTGAAACAAATAAGGAAGATATTATTACTGTCTTCCTTGCGCTACAACGACAGAACTTCTGTCTTACTAACAACTTATCCAATCTTGTAAAAAATTGGCCGACTCACCCACGTATTACACCAGAGGGAAAATCGAAGTTTGGGATTTCATCCGAGACCAAGGACTAAACTACCATCTGGGTAACGCAATTAAATACATTTGCCGTGCTGGTCATAAAGATAGTGCGGTGCAAGACTTGAAAAAAGCAATCCACTATCTTGAAAATGAATTATCCCACCTTACTACAACAAGCGGAAGAGTTCCGCTCCGCCTTCAGCGTCCCGAATGGGGCGATGTATCGGAAGAAACAGAAGTCTTTGATCGATGAAGAGTGGTCTGAATTTCATGAAGCATACCACCGTGAGCCGTTGGATCATGTCCTTAAAGAGCTTGCAGACTTGGTGTATGTTTGCTATCAATATGCAGCAAACGAAGGATGGAATCTCGATGAAGCCCTAGATCGAGTTCATAAATCTAACATGTCCAAACTGGACGAAAATGGGCAACCAATCCTTCGTGCTGACGGTAAAGTATTGAAGGGTCCAAACTACAAACCTCCCCACCTTGGCGACCTTATTTAAAATGCCTAATTATATCTCTCGAACTGGTCGTGTCCAATCCTGGATTGACGACCCAACCTCACGCCTTCCAGTCAGCTGCACAGTGTTTGTAGTTGAAAATGAGATGGAAGGTCCAAATGGTATTGAAGCTAGCTGGCGCTTTGCAAGTCATGCCTTGCGGTTTGGCGCTGGCTGTGCTGTACACCTCTCTAAACTAGATCCACAAGGTCATGAACGTCCTTCTGGCGTTACTGCAAGTGGTCCAGTTAGCTTTGCAAAAATCTACAGTACACTAAATGAAATCCTACGACGGGGTGGGGTCTACAAGAATGGCGCTATTGTTTGTCATCTCGACCTCAACCATCCTGATTGCCTCAATTTTATCAATACTCCTCGGAACGAGCTTCCGTGGGTTAAACGATGCGTCAACATTACTGAAGAATGGTGGCGAGAATGTAAATTCAAAGATCAACTCCTTTACGGAATCAAATCCGGTGACATCTGGCTTAACAAAGTAAAGTATGACAACAATGGAAAACGAATCCGAGGTAACGTCTGTCTCGAAGTATATCTGCCCTCACGGGGAACGTGCCTCCTACAGCATGTCAATCTTGGAGCCTGTGAGTTCGACGACATTCCACGAGCATTTACTGAAGGTATGTCCGAGTTGTGCAAGCTACATGGTCGAACAGGTGTCGGAGATTCTGGAGAATACCTCCCGTCTGAAACTGATCGACAGGTGGGACTCGGAATGCTTGGTCTCGCAAACCTCCTTCGGCGGTACGGAGTAACGTATGAGCAGTTTGGACGAGCTTTGGAGCAATACAATTCAGGAGATGTGGTACACTCAGCAGCCTATGAAATTGTCACTCAAATTGCCTCTGGTATTGAATCTGCCGCTTCCATCGCTCGCCACCATAATATGGTTCGCGCCTTTGCTATCGCACCCACTGCCTCCTGCAGTTATCGAAGCAAAGATTTGGATGGTTATACTTGCACACCAGAAATCGCTCCACCTATCTCGCAGACAGTTGATCGCGACTCAGGTACTTTCGGAGTACAAACATACAACTATGGTGACGTAGAGATCGCCAGTAAAGTAGGCTGGGAAGCTTACAAACGTGTTGCTGATGGCATCATGACTCTACTTAATAGAACTGGACTTCTTCACGGTTACAGCTTTAATTCGTGGTCTGATATGATTACGTATGATGAAGCATTTATCGAAGAGTGGCTTGAATCGCCCCAGACTTCCCTTTACTACTCGCTCCAAGTAATGGGCGATGTTCAGGATAAATCTGATGCGTATGCTGCTCTTGATGAAGCATTAGTTGATGATTACCTGAACAGTTTACTAAATGAAGAACTTACATGTGATTGTCAGGAATGAACCCTTATCAGAAACTAATGGCGCGGAAGCGCAAGTGGACACCAGTCCAGACCGATGCAGGTATTTGCAAAGAAGGCTCGGAGGAGACGATCCTCCGTGCTCTTGCATTAAGACATATGGAACTGCCTGTGGGAGATTTTATCCGTGATGCACTTGAGAAAGATGTTCCAGAAGCGGCAAGAGATCTTTTGCTGTCAAATGTACGGGACGAAGAAAACCACGACCTCGCATTGGGTTACATCGCCAATGCTTACGGGACTAGCGAACAAGCTGAAAAGGAAGCGTTGGCGCTACAGAAAGCGTGGATTGCGCATCCAGATCACACGATCACCAAAGCAATGGTTGCCGAGCGTGCAATTTTCTTTGTTCTACTACCCTTCTTTCGCTTTTGTGGTGACGCAGGAATGCGAACAGTTAGTGCCGACATCTCACGCGACGAGCAAGTTCATGTCGCAACGAACTCGTTGATTTGTCGTGAACTTAACTTGGAGATTTCTCCATCACTAGATAAACTCCGTAAAGCAACAATTAATTGGGTAATGCAACCACTAGGTATTAATACCCAAGATAGATATTTGGACAAAAAATTTTGGCTGGATTCTAGCGATCGGCTAATGTATGAAGGAAAAGCTCCTGAGCTTTCCGCTACACGGTCAGCACGAATGCCAGCCTTCTTCGAGCATTCTAATGTCAACCTCCCCCAATATGCCTGACCTTAATCTTCTAGATGTCAGGGGCATGACAGCTAATGCTATGCTTGCTAAATTAGAAGAAACCTTTCCACCCGCTAACCCTACACCTGAAGATACAATGGAAAAAATCATGTACCGATCCGGTCAACGTAGTGTCGTTGAGTGGGTGGTTAATTACATGGAGGAGAATTAAATGGGAATGAATTTTGCTGAGTACTTGGCGGCTGCTGATGCTGCTCAGCAAGCTGGAATGTCTGGTAAAGATTTTGTAAAACAACAAAGTCAAGCACAGATCAAACCGCAAGCAAACCAAACATTTAATTACGGTATCAGAAATACCTTTAAGTACGAGCCTCCTGCACCACCACCTAAGCAAAAAGCAGATCCTAACATGCAAGCTCAAAAACTTGTACAAGAAAAAGATCTGGGCCGTGCAATTCAGTTGATGATTAATCAGTATCGACCTGATAAAAAGAAAGAGGATGATACTTTAAAAAGTCCACTTAGTATCTCTAAATTGTCTACTAAATAAATGGAGAAAATTTAAATGTCAATTGAAAATTTATACGAACAATATCTTGGGCGTAAAGCAGACGAAGGTGGTTTAAAATTTTTTGGAGACCAACTTAAAGCTGGTGCTACTCTATCTTCAATTGCTTCACAAATCAGAGGATCAGCAGAAGCGCGTGCTTATTCTGGAAATGCTCTTCAAGCTACTGCTAAACAATACCTTGGTAGGGAATTAGAGACAGCAGGGTTAGCGTCATTCCAAAACGCTATCGCTGGTGGTGCTAGTTTGGGTCAAGCTGCGATTGATATTGCTAATTCACCTGAAGCTCAACTTTATGCTCAAAACAAAAGAGAAGCGACTCGAGCAGCAGAACGTGCCGAAGATGCAGAGTTTAAGCAAAAAGAGCTTGACATTATTGCCACCGGTAATCAAGCTAT